AATATCGTGATTGCATACCGGATATGATCCGCAACGGCATCGACATATTGACCGAATACGGCTTTACAGGCGCGGTCGATGAAGAACGCATCGAAACGTGGCTTGATGGTGTCAACGTGCCGCTGATCGGCTTTGTTGACCTGTTGGTGCCTGATACGATGTTTTGTGAAATAAAGACCAAAGCACCGCGTAAAACAAAGCTGCTGAAAGATGGCACGCAGGGATGGGCGAAAGCGACCCTGCCAAAAGCACCGGAAAAAGCGCACGTCGCACAAGCAGCGATTTACAATTACGCGCTGAACGTCACGCCATCGATCTGCTATGTGACCGACCACGATGCAGTGATGTTCACGCCATTTAACTGCGACGAATTGAAAGCCGACGCACTAGCGTATGCTGTCGAAGATATGCGGCAAAAGGCATTGATCCGGCAAAACCTGTTGCGGGTCAGCACCGATCCGAAAGTGCTGGCCAGCTTCACCGATCCAGACTGGTCGCATATGTATCAGTGGAAAATTGAAACCGAATATTTGGAAAAGGCGAAAAAACTATGGAAGCTGTAAAACTCGACAAAGCATTAAGCGATTTCCGCAACGCGGCAACGCTTGGCAAATCTGGCAAGAACCCGATGTTCAAAAGCCAATACAGCACGCTTGGTGATGTGCTATCTGCGCTGAATAAAATATCTGACTATGGTTTGGCGTTTAAGCAGTATTTCAGTGACGATTGTTTGGTTACAACTGTGTCGCACATCGAAACCGGCGAAAAGTTCGACAGTGCCATACCGATCCGGCCAGAAAAGAACACACCGCAGTCATACATCAGTTGCGTGACCTATTTGCGCCGCGCCAGTTTAATGACAATGTTCGGATTGAATGCAGATGATGATGATGGTAACTTGGCAAGTGGCAATGGCGCGTCTTCCTCCCGTTCGCAGCCTAGCCAAAAGGCACCGGCAGTCGCTCCCACTTCGGCTGTCGGTGTCGCCTTCCCAAACATCGAAAAAGAATTGCAGAAATGCAATAGCGTGCGTGATGTTAACGCACTTTACACCACTCTGGTGCGTGTTCGTGACGTGACGCCAGATGAAATCGAAAAAATGCGTATTAGAAAAGAGGAATTGAAATGAACGATTATGATGATACAAATCGCGGTGCGATCTTTAAAAACGACAAAACATCTGACAATCAGCCAGACTATACCGGCAAGATCAATGTCGATGGCGTTGAAAAGCGCATTGCGTTGTGGATACGCGAAAGCGCAAAAGGCACCAAATATATGTCAGCCGCTATCAGCGATCCACAGCCGCCGCAAAACCAGCCACAAAGCCAGCCGCAGGGTCAGCCGGTAACATTGTCACAAGCTGTTGATGATGCGATCCCGTTCTAAACCAAAAACATCACGCCGGATGCCGCGCCTAGAGCGTTGCATCTGGTGTGAAAAAGATGTGGATCTAAACGACAACAATTGGGTTTGTGATGGCAGCAAACAAGTGCTGCACGTTGACTGCTTCAATGACAGGTTAGGAATAATCAATGCAAATCGACAAAAACATACCGTTGCCACCTAAGCGGCACGCAATCAGATCAAAAGCCGTGGCTTTTGTTGATACGATGGAAGCGGGTGATAGCGTGCTTTTTGATGATGTGTTGGATGCCAACAGACTGCGTGACGCACTGCGTTATCGCGGCATCAAAACGTCAATGCGTAAAGGTGACGACGGGGTACGGGTATGGCGTTTATCTTGAAAGTGCCGACTAAAGATGAAATCAAAGCTGCTTTGGAAATCCCAAAAGCAACCCCGCCACTTGACCGGCTAGGTCGGCGCAACACAGCAACCACGCCAAAAGCGTTGCTGATCGAACGTGTAAAAAGAGAGCAGTCTTAGCTGCTCTTTTTCTTATTTTGGAAACTTTCCAGCGCACCGGCACCAAAGTAAAAACCCAGAATGATCATCATCGCATAGTTGATGCTAAACTGTTCCATCACTTGTGTCACCGCATCTGGATCGCCCTTACCCACGATTGTCATCGTCAGCACAATGATATAACTGGCCAGAAACGTAAAGCCAAACATCAGTGCCAAATAGCGTTGCGCTAGCTTAAATGGCGCATAGGCATTCATCAGATCGATGCGTGCTTTGCTCTTTGCTGCAATTTCTTCTTCGGTGCTGGTGTGCATATCATCGATCAGCTTCATACCCTGCTTGACGACATCGCCAGATCCCAAAATTTTACCTAATACTGCAAGCATATTAATAACTCCAAACATTCGGACGCGGTGCGCCGCCAAAGGTGTCTAAATGCAAAAATCTTGCACTGCCTTTTTGCGCCACGCCAATGCCAGTGAAACCCATCTGAAACGCGAGGCGCATCAGTTCGTGCGCCTGTTGCCCATTGCACGCTATATCGACCGCACAGCCCCGCGTATGCACTGACAGTTTGCCGGTCGGCTTGCTGGCTTCGATGCTGTGCTTTGGGCTGCGATAGCCGCTGGTGACGGTCATTGGCTGACCATACACGTCACGCAGTTCTTGCAGCTTTGCCATAAACGATGCCGACATATTGCATTCGCCGGTTTCACTGCACGCAAATTCATCTTTGCTAAAATTAGGATACTTTGACCAATCCATTCATCTGCCTCATTTCCATAATGACATCAACCGCGTGATGCCAGCTATCAGCTTCGTTTTCAGCCGTAAACCGTGTCGGTGACACCCGTTTGGTTTTGTGCCGTAACAACGATGTGACGGGCATAAACAGGCAACGTCTTGATTGGGGCTGAACCAGAGCGACAATATCATAATCCTCAATTGTTGGGCTGCGTTTGTTGCCGCCGTGGCCAAGTTGGAAATGGCAAGACGGGCTTCGACGCCTAGTAGGTAAACACGGGTTCGATGCTTTAACTTGAATGCGTAAAATCGTTTCATCTTGAAAAGCTACCAAATCGATTGCGGTTTGCTGTGCCATTGCAACACGCCAATCTAACGCCAAGATCGCAGCGGCGGCAATATGCTCACCAATCAGCCCAAGTGTCACAGACAACTAAATCGCCATAATTAGCCAAACAACACCGCCAAGTGTCAGTGCAATAAGCCCTGCAATCAACCCCCAAACAATCAAATTATCGATAAACTCTTGTCGCGCAATTTCTTCTTCTTTTTTGCGTTTTCTGATTTCGCCTTGCAGCCTGATGATCTGTTGCCAAGCATTCATCCCATAATGCCCGATTACGAAATTGCGTAATTCATTTTCCATCTGCTGCGCTTTTTTTAAGGCAGCAAAACTTTCCAACGCCTCTTCTTCAACCGACCCAAAGCGGCGCGATTTAGCAATGCCGTGTGATGTTTTGATGTTCTGTATGGCACCCATCCAGCGGCCAAGATCGCCAGACATACTTTCGATCTCTTTACCGGCTGCAATGCCTTTTTTAAGCAAATTATAGCTAGTCGTGGCGGCTGCTAATAGTGTGACGGGATCCATTTTGCCACCTCGATGTCATAGTTACTCCCGTACTAAGTAAACAATCCAGATCAGCATAAACGTCTGGATCAGATCGATCATAGGTATCTGTATCATTTTCGTTGCCTCATTCTCCATAGTCGCCAAAACACTAACACCATCGCACCAAAAGCTGCGGTCATACCAAACCAGCTTTCAAGCGCGTCAACCCACATTGGCGCGGATAAGCCGGTGACTACTGTCGCAACGTCAATTTGGGTGTCGTTGTCCATTAGTCAGCATCCGCTATGGTCAGGGTGCCAGCGTCTACTTGTTCCATAATTGTGTCATACATAGGATGACCCTCAACTAAATTAAAACAAGCAAGGTCGCCATTGCTATACGTTACATTAACAGGGCTTCCTGTGGAGCCGTCTTCAGGAGATATTCTTTTGACTGTTACAATTGTCATAGTTCAACATCCAAAGTAAATACAGTTTCACCAGCAGTAGCACCAACGCGTGTCATATAACCATTGTATTGAACAAGCGTAGCTGAAGTGTTTAAACCAACACTTATTTCCGTTGAGTTACACACCCAAAAAGCAATACTGGTTACATTGTTGCCGCTTGAAGGAAACGCATTTACAGCAACGGTTCCTGTTTTTGTAAAAGTTCCAGATGCCAAAGCACCATCGTAGCTGGCTAAAGCTCTTGGCTCGACTTGCAAAGGCATATTAATCACGGCTTGACTTGTTGATGAAGCAACGGAAACGAGACTTGTGTTTACACGACCTGTTTTAAACGCTTGAAAATACCGCTGACACTTGCGAAGCGTAGTAGCAAAGTCCTCGTGTTCAAACGGCGTGGCTGTCTCGCCTACTTCTAGCTGGACGCCTGTGATAAAAAAAGTGCGGCTGGTGCTATCAAAGAAAGATGTTTGAGTTGAGTATACCCTGTTTCCGTTAGTTTTTGCCGCCCAAGTGTTACTAGCAAAAGTTCCACCAGTAAAGTCTGACCCTGCGTGAAGCCAAAGACCAAATTGAAAACTACCCAGATTGTCGTTATCTAACGCGCCAGTTGTATCTGGCACAAAAGTCAACGACACCCTATTCCAAGAAGTTGTAACATCAAATTTCTGTGTGTTAATTCTATCGTTATCATTATCTTTCATTTCAACTGTATAGGTTGCGCTTGCATTGCCTTTTACATAGAAAGAAAGAGTAAGTGATTCTGCGTTACTTGTTCCCTTTTTTAAGTGCTGTAAGTCTTGCCCTTCAAGAATTTGAAGGATTCCAAAATTCTCACCTGCGGCAATAGTTGTGTCTGATGTGGTACACTCAAACTTTAAGGAATTTGCGAAACCGTCAGGGCCATCAGCTACTTGTGACATAGTTGCCCTACCTGCGGTGCTACCTGTAAAAACTTGAAATCTATCTACAGTAAAGTATCCGTTTGCTGAACCTACTCCTGTGCTTGACGTTCCCCGCTGTGCAACAGTCATCGCACCATTGATGATGAGGTTGCGGCCTGTCAGACCACCCGCATCTGCACTGCCACCCAAATCTGCTAAGTCTCTGGCCCTACTCATTAGATTGCCTTATGCGTATGGGCTTGTGCCGCAACAGGCGGGCCAAGCTCTCTTTAATTCTGCGATTGTTGTTGCACTGTCACCGGCAGTCGGCGCATCACGCAGTGCTTGCTTATCAGCCACGATTTGTGTGGTATCTGCGTCAGCTTCTAACGCTTTCATATAGTCAGTATCAAGCACAGCAAGCAATGGTGTGCGTGCTTCGCGGATTTTGTCAGCAAAGATAGTCTTGGCACCGTCCAGATCTTCAGTAATCACAGAACCGTTTAACACCCACGCGCCACGAAAATCGCGGCTTGCTGGCACTGTTGCAGTGCTTGCATCGATTTGGTTGCCATCGCGGTCAACAATGTAAGTTGTTACAGGCATTTTAGTCCCCTATGCGGCCAGTTTGTCAGTTGTTAAATCATCTTTGATCTTCCACGCATTACGCCATTCGCGCGTGGCTGGCAGTTGATCTTTATGGCATATTACCATCTTCGGCTTGTTCCCGCTATCCCACGTCTGCCAAATGTGTTGCGGTATGTCTTTCATTATCAAATATTCAATGCACTGCTCCATCGTGCCGGCTTCAATCGGCTTTGTTTCGTGCAACAAATAACCGCGCGTGTGCCGTTTAAAATCTGGTTGCGCTTCGTCTTTTGCCAATTCCCAATAGACCCAAACCGGCGGCAAGATGCCCCCCGCAAGAAAAGCGGCGCAAAAGTTCGGATCAGGCACAAGCACTTTAGC